TTAACGAACGTGACGATTGTGTTTTAGGGATACCAGTTGAACACACACAATACAAACCTCAAATAAACGACATCGTATTAGAAACTGAACTTATAGCACTCGGTGATGAGGAACGTATTAAATTAAATACACTTAAACGAGATCATATCATCACGCAAGTACAGAACGAAAATTTCGCAATCCCCGATTCAACGAGTTTGGAAACGCAAGATCTCACGTTTAAAACAGAATTTGTAAATCCGGTAAAGGAATTATACTTTATCATAAAACGTAATAATTCTACGATATTTGATTATGATCATAACATGCAGACCATACAAATAAATGGTAAACTTGAGTATATCAATTATGAAAATTTAAAAGGACTCACGTTATCCCTAAACGATGAAGAACCTATAAACGATATCACGGGAAATGTTATAGCACTCCGCGCAGTTCAGAGTGGCATACACCATTCTAGAACACAACTATTCAGGCGGTTCTATTCTTATAGTTTTGCACTTGAACCCGAAAAATGGTATCCAACTGGACAACGCAATTTATCATTGGTTAAAGAACAGCGATTGAAATTGAAATTAAATGGGAGGACCGGTGAAAGAGAGCTTAGAGTTTACGCAATCAATTATAATATATTGAGATACGAAAATGGAGGGGCACGACTTCTCTTCAACAGTGGTTCAATCAGCAATTGAAATTATAACACCCGTAATGGAAGAAGCTGTAGTTCTTTCAGGGGAATACGCTAAAGCGTGTGGACGAAACACAATTCTCGCGAAGGATATGGAATATTGTATGAAATATTGTGCGATGCACTCAGTAGGTAAGAAAATTGGTACTTATTTTCCAGAAATATACGAAAATGAAAATGATTCATCTGATGAATCTGATATAGAAATCGTAGATGACGAAGATAATACTTTTGAGCCGTACGCGGGTGATAATATCCAGATGAAAGCCATAAATCAGGCGTATGACGCATGGGAAGGTTGGAAGCCAACCAATCCTTCAGAAGAAATGATAAAAAATGCTATTGATAGTAATGAAGACATCGAGCCCTGAGGGTTGGTCGGATAGTAAATATAAATCATTCAGGGCGCGAGGTGATTCATCGTCTGATTCAGATACTGAATTAGACGATGATGATAGTTCTATACCAAAAATTAAAGGATATAACGGACAAAAATTTAAAAAAATATTAAAAGTAGAAGATTTGATACCGGAATAAAATATTGATTTATAATAAAAATGTCCGCCGACGCCACTGAAGCCCTGATCGCCATCTCTCGCGAACTCGAAGCGCAATCACTCAACGCCGTCGTCGCCGGTTTTTCATTCGCCGCTGCGCTCTCATGGATGGACCTCGTTCGTTGGTCTATTCACCAGGTCATCAAGGTCCAGAAGAACGGTGGTCTTAACTACGCGCTCACCGCCCTCTTCACCACTCTCCTCTCGGTGGTTGTATACATGGTGATCTCCAGGCTGTCTTCCCGTGTCAGAAAGCCCTCACCGACCGTATACGCGATCACCCGTTAATTGGTCGTCGCGGTTTTGTAAGCAGGATAAATAATAACCCTGTCACTATTATTATACTTATATACACAATCGGTGTCCACCTATCCGGATCTTCCAACTCAGGGATGCGTATAGGTGTAGGTAGTGAAAAATCCTTTTTCACTTTCGGCGTAGTCGTCAGTTTATCAGTCGAACAACTGATCGCTAGTTTTAAAACGTGTGTAGCGTGTCTAAAATCATACGGTATGATTCGATTATTGCTACTATAAAAAAATTGTATACGAAGACGAGAAATCGTTTTTTGTACACCAGAGTGAAAGTAATGTTCAACTGCATCGTCTTTTCCGGAAAAGTTTGTAGCATCACCACATAAAAGTATCCGTCCAGTGTAAAATGGATTTTTTGAAAAAACAGTCTTATTGAATTCGTCAGAACCGCTGCTGAGTTTTACAATAAGCGCGTCCGGTCCCTGTAAATTTATACTACCAGTCGTAAGTGTGTTTCCACTGGACGAAACATTACTGGCTGGAAGACCGAGAATATCATGTGGTGTCGTGTATCCATTATCCAATTTAGTGTACCCATTATGACCACCATAGAATTCAAACGTAAACGGCGCAGATCCATTCATAGTTATACTATTCGTCGTCGCATCGTATACGGCTGACGTAATGACGGGTATTTTTGCAACAATTTCAGTCGCCAACGATTTCCCACTATAATTGTTATTATCTAAGGTAATGACCGTGTTATTTACGGAAAATGAATTATTTTTCTCATGGATAAGCAATTGACTGTTATGAATACGTGCAGAAATAAGAGAAATTTTACTTACGTCGTATATAGGTGTTTTTAATTCAATTTCATAATCCCCTGTATTAGGAAACGTAACCGGGTCGCGTTCACTACTATCTATATCTAACGTGTACACGCTCATTAAAATATATGGATAATATTTTAATGGGGGTTATTTCACGGTTCTGAATAAATTACCAATATTGTTGAGCGTATGGGTTATTAGCCAACTGTTTCTTCGCTGTGTTCAGATTTTCCTTATGTGCGAGAGGATTCATGTGACCCTTATGCGCATTAAGTTGATGATACGAATCATTCTTATACTGCTGCGTCCAACCACCAGCGACGGGGTTAACGCGACCGTCTATCCTGGTAGTATCCGTTCGAAGGGTGGTAGGCATACCACCCTGATTGAGTGGACCCGCGCGAACATTCATGCGTCCACCGTTACCAACGCGGTTCGCCTTACCGCGACGGTCATCGGGTCTGAAACCATATTTATTAAGTTCCGCGACGGTGTGAGGTGTCCCGTATACGCGTGACTCACCAATCTTAACACCCGGGGCATTGAGATAGCCATGTGCGTAATGGTTGATATCGGGCCCGGGCATGTTGTTGTATTGGTATTGTTCAATATTACCATCTTTCTTGTTACGCGTGGGGTCCATGGCTAAAGTGGTACCGGAGACAATACGCTTTGCTCCGGCAAATCCTAGTGTGTCGTTACGTGATCCAGTCTCGGACCGGTTCGTGAGACGCTTGGTATGTTCATGCTCGCCACGTGGGACGACACCGGTCATACCCTGAGCACGTCCAAACACTTCCGGGCGTCGAGACGCGAGATCTACCGTCTTTTCGGGGCGATTTTGTGCAAATTGTCCCATCACACCTCGTCGACCACCTCTCGTGTCGGCAGCGGGACCTGTCCGGCCGGGTAAAGTTGTGAGACGATACGCACCGACATTTTCGGGATTGACGCGTAAAAGTTGTTGGTATCCACCGGCGGCCGGTACAGATGCTTCAATACCAATACCCGGACCGACGAGTTGTTTTTCAACGGGGGATAAATTATTCATACGCCCGGTATCATACATTCGGTTTCGCATGGTGAGCATTTCTCCACCGTTTGTCCTTTTTTGGGGTGATATATCAGCAAATGAGGTCGTTTCGATTTTTCGTATGGGAACGCGTTCGTCGACTTCACTGAGGATTTCGGGCATTTTAAGTTCAACTGGGGGCTTTGGGGTATATACTCGGGGTTGTTCTGGTTCATATGTTTCTAGATTTCGCTCACTCAATCTCCTTCCTACATATGCCAAACCGGCTACCGCTAGTATAGACACTGGATCAGCCATTCTTACCTGTTATTGAGATTTTTAATTCTGATATCTTTGTGTAAATATCGCGTTCTGAATATCGGCGCGAGTACTCGCGGGTTCATACGTCATGGTTCTAAGTGGAATTCCACATTCTATGTGTTGAAGGGGAAAGAAATTTTTATCGTACGTCTGAGAAACAATCTTGTTAAATTGACTCGTAGATTGGGGACGTAAAGCATCACTCGTCTCGATGAATTCGGCTGGGGCACCTTTACCGGCCATAAAAGGGGCCGTACCGTAAAGCATCGTATTTGGGCGACTCCCATAGTTTAACGAACTCGGCTTGGGGTATGCAAAAATTTCGTCGGTCGCACATACTGGGGGGGCTACTGGGTTTTCAACTATTTTCAGTCCAGGTTGGAGTTGATACGCCATTTATTATTACATGAGAATATTATCTATGCGAAACTCGCATGTGTGGTACCCGCGCCACGACCGGATCCACCGAACATACCACTTCTCTTATCACCCGTGGGATCTAATCCACCGAAAGCCTCCAATTGAACACCCCTAGCGTTAGGGTTGCACATGGTACCCTCAGACTTACACATGGGTGCACCCTTCTCGCCGTACAACCATTCTGCAAACGCGGTTTGGTCACCCGGAATACTTGAGACTGGTGAAGTTACGAATTGACGGGCATACGCATTCCTCTGAATATCTGGCATAGACGACCGAGAGCGCGTGGGGCCATATGGAACATTTTCGAATAGTAAAGCGTTAATATCATTACCCACCGTCGTTATGTCACACGCAGATGGCCGGTCGGGGCGATCCGTATAATCGCTCATGAGTACATTTCCCATGGGATTATCTTGTGTGGGTATCTGACACTGCGATTGATATTCACTCGTAGTCTTAGTTGGCCGAATACGACCTTCTCTGATCATGTTAGATCTTTCCATTACATAAAGAACACCCACACCTGTCATACCAAGAATAAATACTCTGATGTCACGCTTAATTAAATATAAAATACATGTGGCATATATCAAAAAACGAACAGTTGAGTTCACTCGCTCTGCTGCACTCTGCTTTTCAATTGGCCAGAAATTAAGAATTTCATTTTTATTAAAAAGTTCTTTCGGTTCGTTAAACACCGACCGAGTCACCATTTATATAATAAACTTTTATTTTTTCATCATACTGCCGAGGAGACCCTGCATAGACTTCATGAGTTGAGACTCATCAATCTCACCACCTTCGTCCTGAAGTTTATCGGCACACTGCTTTGCGACACTTTCAATCATAGATAACGTCTCTGGGGGGATAGACGTGATCGTGGTACCGAGTAGGTAAAGTGTTTGAATATACTGCCAGATAGCTTCCCGGGTGTTGTCCGACGCAACGGGCCAGATGTTTTTGAGATTGATATCTTTCAAGAAATCGATGGTTTCCGCATTTTCAATAAAAAAGTTCTCGTCCTTCTCGGAAATTTTATCC